GTCCTGTACCACTAAGGTTTATAGAATTACTGACAGGATCAAAACCAATATTAGTTTTTGTTCCCTGGAACTTAGGACTATCCTGATCTTCTCTTCTTGTTTGAGTTATAAGTTTTGGTTGTGCATCTGGCAAATCTATTATTACAGATGTTTCTCCTGTTGAAAAATTCCCAGTATCATCTTGAGTTTTTAAAATTATTTCACCTTCAAGAATTGGAACTTCAGCAGAAGTTGTGTTTCCAGCTAAAGCCTGAATCAAGTCTGTAGCATTTGAAAATGTTCCGTTGCCTGTAGAATCTGGTGTATGACGCACGAATATACGACCTCCATGCAAAACATCCACAGAGGTAGGTAAATCCCATCTAAGCCTTGCAAGTTTATCGGTCAAAGGTTCATAGGTTAAGCCTGTAATCTCTGCTGGTGGTTCTGTTTTACCTACTGTTGTAATTGAAACTGTGTTAGGTGTTTGACTTGGTTTTCCAAGAGCATTAAAACTAAAAATTCGTATTTCATAAACACCTTTAAGTGTCTCAAAAATTGTAAAATCTGATCTTGTTATACGTTCTGATATAAAATTTTCATCTTGAAATCTATATTGAATTAAATATTCAGTAACACCGCTAACAGGTTGCCATTGAATAAATAATTTACTTACAGCCCTGTTATTTAAAACAACGATTTTTTCTGATGCCTGTAAATTACTTGGTGCATCTTTAAGAGCAGTAAGTGTTGTGATTGTTCTAGACGGCAATGCTGTGCCATCTTCGACAAAAGCGTACTTATCAGGGTTATGTGCTATTGCGACTATTTGATAATTTAAAAGGTCTTGCTCTGTAACAGAAACAACCCTAAAAGTTTGTAATTGCACAGATGTATTTTCAATAACCCAAACGCTGTTAGTTTGTGGAACAGATGAAAAAGCAGAGGAAACAGTAATGGTTGCTCCTGATACGCTACTTATTGTTTTAGTCTCCAAACTGCCGTCAGATAAAATGACACTTAAAGTTGCTGAACCTGTTGTTGCTAAATCTGTATTATTTTCATCGTCAACAATAATCTGAGTTGTAGATACTCCTGTCTTAATACGTCCTCCTCTTCTCACCCCTGCTCTCATAGGGTCTGCAATATTAATGACAGTTCCAACTCTTACTATCGTTCCACTTTCTAATGATGCTGTAAATGTCACCGTTTCAGCCTCTCTATTCTGCGTGAACAAAAACCAGCGGCCAAGCCTTGCCGCTTGTCCTCTTGATGTACAGGCAAAGCCACTCAAGTTTTTTGTTACTATGCCATATTTAGCTTGCAAAGCGGTATCTTCTACAGTTTCATAATCTACCTCTGCTGTCTCCATATCAAAATAAGAAACATTAACAACAGTGAATTTAGTGTCTTTACTAGCACTTGAATAAGAAAAACCAGCCTCAGAAACATTACTTAAATTGTAGATATAGCTTGGATCTGTAGGTTTATCACAGCTTATATTTACTGCCCCTGCTGAATAAAAAGGCATAGCCCTCATCACAGCAGCAAGATTATTGATGGTATCATATGCGG